TGTCCACCGAGGAGTGGCTCAGAGATCTTTCACCAGATCTTGGACCCTCTCAGATGAAACGGAAGTTAGATCAGTTGTATTTGAGGATGGGTTACTGAGCATCACTCTTGGTAAGGTTGTCCCAGAGGCACACAAGAGAAAGGATTGGTTCTGATTTCCTAACAAGTTTCTGCTACCATTGATACAGAAGTGTATCACAGTGATACAGTATAATATAGATAGTTATGTAATTAGGAGGACGACTTATGAATTTCACAGCCGCCACCCTTACTATTGGAACAGCGATTACTCTTTTTATCAACAGTGTCCTTGGTGGGGCATTTCCCTAATGCACCACCCAGTATAAATACCTACTCATTCACCACCCCATAATTATGGCACTTTTAGCACTAGCAGTAATCTTAGCAGGAACTTTCGCTGCTGCAGCAGCATTTACCAAATCTGAAAACTAATAAATAAAACTGAATATCGTCGCCGCAGGGTGCTACTGGCAAAAACCAGTGGACACCCTCCTTTTTTTGTGCTATGATATCCCTGATAGGAGGAATGTATGTCTAAAAAAGAATTTAAAAAAACTGACAGCAAAGGTCGTGAAGAAACTTGGGAGTGGGAAGAAACTCCTGAGATGACCAAAGCAGTTGCTAGACTTCACGAAACTATTCGTCGTTTAGAAGCAGAGTGCCCTGATTATGGAGTTGGAAAATGAGTATTAAACTATTAATGATGAAATCTGGCGAAGACGTTATCGCAGATGTAGAAGAAATGTCTATCGGAGAAGGTAGTGAAAAACGTGTTATTGGGTATTACCTTAATAAAGCATGTGTGGTAAAATTGAGGAATCCTAATTTTAAAGAAGGAGAAACCAAGAAAGGATATGAAGTATCTTTATTTCCTTGGATGCCACTTTCTGCAGAAGATAAAATCCCAGTCGTTGCTGATTGGGTAGTTACTATTGTCGAACCAGTAGAAAGATTAGTTCAAATGTATACGGAGGATGTTGTTAATGGACAAAGTAATCAAAGTGATTCTACTGACGAACAATGAAAGGTTGATCAGTGAAATTGAAGAAGTCGGAGCTGATGTTGGAGAACCTGATTGCAAACTAATTAATCCGATGGAAATCTGGGAAGGTCCCAGTCTTGCTCCTTGGATGATGGATCACACAAAGCAAGATATTTTTATGATTAGTTCGGACAAGATTTTAACTCTTGCCGATCCTATGCCAACCCTACTTGAAAAATACATCGACCTGACTAAGTAATGCGTTTCTACACTAATGTTCAAATGATTGGTAATCAATTCCTTGTTCGGGGAGTTGAGAATGGAAAAAGATATGAACACCGGGATGAGTTTTTTCCTTCCGTATTTGTTAAGACAAAAAAAGATTCCAAATATAGAACATTAACTGGGGAGAAAGTAGAGGAGATTAAACCAGGAACGGTACGTGATTGTAGAGAATTCTACAAGAAATATGATGAGGTAGACGGATTTGAAATCTATGGAAATGACAGATATATCTATCAGTATATTTCTCAGCATTACCCGGAAGATGAAATTAAGTTTGATATTAGTAAAATTAAATTAGTAACACTTGATATTGAGACTACATCAGAGTATGGTTTCCCTGATGTAGAGTCATGTAGGGAAGAAATTCTTGCTATTACAATTCAAGACTATACTACCAAGGAGATTATTACTTGGGGGCAGAGAGCATTTGCTAATAAGCAAGAGAATGTAACCTATCATCATTGTCCGACTGAACATGAATTGCTCAGTCATTTTATCAACTATTGGATGATTGATGTTCCTGATGTTATTACTGGATGGAACATTCAGTTGTTTGATATTCCATACATCTGTAGGAGACTCAATCGTGTGTTGGGTGAAAAATTAATGAAACGTGTATCACCTTGGGGTCTTGTGACTGAGGGTGAAACTTTCATTATGGGACGTAAGCATATTACTTTTGATGTTGGTGGTGTAACTCAACTTGATTACCTCGATCTCTATAAGAAATTTACTTATAAAGCACAAGAATCATATCGTCTTGATTATATTGCTCAGGTAGAACTTGGTCAGAAGAAACTTGACCACTCTGAGTTTGATACATTTAAAGAGTTTTATACTAAGGGATGGCAGAAGTTTATTGAGTACAATATCATTGACGTGGAACTTGTTGACCGATTGGAAGACAAGATGAAGTTGATTGAATTGGCCTTGACAATGGCTTATGATGCTAAGGTTAATTATGCTGACGTGTTTTATCAGGTTCGTATGTGGGATACTATCATATACAACTATCTGAAGAAAAGAGACATCGTCATCCCACCTAGGAAAAAGGAAACCAAAAGTGAGAAATACGCAGGAGCATACGTCAAGGAACCGATTCCTGGAAAGTATGATTGGGTGGTCAGTTTTGACCTTAATAGTCTGTACCCTCATCTTATTATGCAATATAATATCTCTCCAGAAACCCTTCTTGAAGAGCGACATCCAACAGCCTCCGTTGATAAAATACTTAATGAAGAGATAAACTTTGAGTTGTATAAGGACAACGCAGTCTGTGCTAACGGTGCTATGTTCCGTAAGGATGTGCGTGGGTTTTTGCCTGAACTAATGGAGAAGATGTATGGAGACAGAGTTATCTTTAAGAAACGAATGCTTGCAGCAAAGCAAGAGTATGAGAAGACGCCTACTAAAGCATTTGAAAAAGAAATCGCTAGATGCAACAACATTCAGATGGCGAAGAAGATTGCACTTAACTCTGCTTATGGTGCTATTGGTAATCAGTATTTCCGATATTATAAACTAGCAAATGCAGAAGCAATTACTCTATCCGGGCAGGTAAGTATTCGCTGGATTGAGAATAAGATGAACAAATATCTAAATAACCTTTTACAAACAACAGAAACCGATTATGTTATCGCATCAGACACTGATTCGATCTATCTTAATATGGGACCTCTTGTTGATAAATTTTTTGCTGCTAAGTCTGGCGACAAAGCAAAAATTGTGGAGTTACTTGATATGGTCTGCGGTGACAAACTGGAACCGTACATCGAGAAGTGTTACCAGGAGTTGGCGGATTATGTCTCGGCATATGACCAAAAAATGCAAATGAAGCGTGAGAATATTGCTGACCGTGGTATTTGGACTGCGAAGAAGCGATACATTCTCAACGTATGGAACAGTGAAGGTGTTGCATATGCAGAACCCAAACTGAAGGTTATGGGTATTGAGTCAGTCAAATCATCTACTCCAGCACCTTGTAGGAAGATGTTGAAAGAAGCATTCAATATTCTGATGACAGGGACAGAAGATGACGTTATCAATTATATTGATAAGAGTCGTAAGGAGTTTAGGACTTTACCTCCAGAGGATATTTCATTCCCTCGTTCAGTTTCTGATGTGGTGAAGTATAAATCTTCATCGGATATCTATGCCAAGGGAACTCCTATTCATGCTAGAGGAGCACTTCTGTATAATCATTATGTTAAGGAGAAGAAACTTGATAATAAGTATTCGCTTATTCAGAATGGAGAGAAAATTAAGTTCTGTTATCTGAAGAAACCAAATATCATCCACGAAAATGTTATCTCTTTTATTCAGGAGTTTCCAAAAGAACTTGGTTTGAATCAATATGTTGATTACGATCTTCAGTTTGAAAAATCATTTTTAGAACCACTAAAAACTATTCTAGATTCTATTGGTTGGAAGGTAGAGAAGACGATTAGTTTGGATTCGTTCTTCTCATAAGCATTGACTTTCGGACCTAACTAGAGTATACTGACTACGATATGATCTAGACTATGGACTTCCTGAAAGAAATTGTAAAAGAGATTGGGGACGAATATACACAACTTGCTGCAGACATTGATGAAACCGAAAGATACGTTGATACGGGTTCGTACATTTTTAATGGACTTGTTTCAGGGTCTATATTTGGTGGTGTATCTGGGAATAAGATTACTGCCATTGCTGGGGAGTCTAGCACTGGCAAAACTTTCTTCAGTCTGGCAGTTGTCAAGAATTTCCTTGATTCTAACCCTGATGGGTATTGCTTATATTTTGACACTGAAGCCGCTGTTAATAAGTCTCTACTCGCAGGTCGTGGGGTAAACCTTGACCGCACAGTGGTCGTCAATGTGGTCACTGTAGAGGAGTTCCGTAGCAAGGCACTCAAAGCAGTGGATATGTATCTCAAAACCCCTGAGGAAGACCGCAAACCTTGCATGTTTGTGCTAGACTCTTTGGGGATGCTTTCGACTGAAAAAGAGATTACGGATGCCCTGAACGAAAAGCAAGTTCGGGATATGACGAAATCACAATTGATTAAGGGTGCTTTCCGTATGCTGACTCTGAAACTGGGTCAAGCAAATATTCCAATGATTGTTACTAATCACACTTACGATGTTATCGGATCTTATGTACCTACAAAGGAAATGGGTGGAGGTAGTGGACTCAAGTATGCTGCTTCTACAATCATCTATCTCAGCAAAAAGAAAGAGAAGGATGGAACAGAAATCGTCGGCAATCTTATCAAAGCAAAGACTGCTAAGTCGCGTTTAAGTAAGGAGAACAAGGATGTTACGGTGCGTCTTTATTACGATGAGCGTGGTCTTGATCGATATTATGGTCTTCTT